TGCTTCAGAGTGGACAGATGACAGCCGAAAGGGTGTGGATGGCGGATTTCGATTTCCGACGTCGTCTCATTTTATCTTCTTATATCTCTTTTTATTTTTTAAAATTCCCTTATAATTCATAGCAGGTATCTTACTAATAGTTGCTATAAAATTATCCGTTCTAAATTTCTTTAACACATAATCTAAATGTATCGCTGCATAATTTACCATTTTGTCATCTTGTAAAGAGTTGTAAAAATATAACAATACCTTCTCTTGTGTATCGTAAAATACGTGCCTAGCTTTATCAAACACGCCGATAATAGCCTTTATCTCATCTGTGTTTGGCTCTTTGTCTTTTGGCTTGCCATCTCTTGTAATATGCGATATGGTGTTTTGATAAATAGCTATACTTTGTGCTTTTGGTGCTATATTAAGAGCGTTTAGGGCTTTTTTGACATTGGCTTTTAATTCTCCTACTTGAGCCACTTGGTAAATTTTATCTTTGATGATTTTACCGCCAATTACAGCATTTACCATATCATCTAAGCTTTTTTGCCAAACATAAATATCCCTTTCGTGCTCGAAGTTTTCTAATGTCTGTTTTAAATTTTTCTTTGCAAGAGTTGAAGTAATGGCGCCCAAGGCCTTATTTTGCTTATCTTTTAGAATTTCGTCTGTTTTATCTACTTTGCCTGGGTTGTATCTAAAGTCTTTTTCTGCAGCTTGAGGTAAAAAAGAGCCATCTGCAAGCGGTACGATGCCTCTAGCTATACACTCAGCCTCAGTTAACACCTGCACCTTGCAGCGACATCCCCAGCCATTTGGCGGATAGTTGGTATCCCAAAATTTATCAGTTTTAGGTAGTGTCTTGCCGTGAAGCTTTCTATGAGCTTCTCTTGTTCTGCTATCAAGCACTGCAGTATAGCGGAAGTATTCGCCTAGGCTTTGCATCTGGCTTTCATACCTGGCCTTGGCGTAGGACGTTCTCATATTGGTGTTAAATATAGTCCTTAGCCGCCTATTGCCTACGTAAATTTCTTTTTCTTCGCCGGTTTTTGGATCTTTTACCTTGATATTTCCCAACCAACCTTTCTTTGCCAGCATAGGCTTTACACTATTTTTCCACTCGTCAAACCCAATACCCTCTTTAAAAGCTTTTGTAAGCGAACTTTGCATATCTTTTAAAAGGTCTAAATTTGTCATCTTGGCTATCGTAAAAGCTTTTTTGTGGGCGTCGTGCACGATCTCGTCGTAATCAAAGTGCGTTTCGGGCTTTTTGCTCTTTAAATATTCATAAACCGCTGTAGGTTCCTCGAAAAAAGATATATTCATTTTTAAATCAATCCTGCTCGTCTCGCTTTGCCTAGCGTTGTTGATTTTTAAATTTCAATACTCACATACTACATGTATGCTGCGCTTAAAATTTAAAAATCGCCTAGCTATGCCGTGCGATACTTCGCGATTTCCTTTCCTTATTTTTACTCATCTAGATATCCCAACATCTGCGCATTGGCTACGGCTTTAAACATCAAGGGCTCAAGCTTTTCAAATGGCAGATCGTAAAGCTCGTAAAGCTTATCGAAAGCCTCTTCGTAAGTATCGCTATTTGCGATTAACTTATTTAGGGTCGCTTCTATCTCGCCGCCCTCGATATCCATCTCGTCCGTGGCTTTATCAAATCTATCTAAAGCCTTTAAAGAGCCTTTTAAAGCCGTTAAATTTACCTTATTGGCTTTTAGACTTTTATCTTTTTTTGATATTTGATCATCTTCGTCAAGCTCTATGTTGTAGGTAGAGGTGATATACTTTTTAGTAGGTATAAAGCCCATATCATATAGCGTCTTGTCTCTTGCGGCGCGCTCGGTATTAGGAGCGTCTTCATCGAATAGTTTGGCGTAAAGCTCGCCGTTATAGCCGTTGATCTCCTTAAAAAAGCTCATGGCTTTATTCATCACGAAGATTAAAATTTTTGCATCGTTTGCGGCCAAATCTTCTCTGATTTCATTATGCGTCTTTGCCGCGGCATAGCTACCTTCTTTTACGTCACTGGCTAAATTTGCACCTAAAATAGCCTTGCTTATTTGATTATCCAGGTAGTTTGGCAGCTTAGTAAAGTCGACATTTGAAGTTGGCTGAATAAGAGTAAGCTCTTCTTCGGCATCAATCACTGCACTATCGCCACTTAGCATAGCTTGCACCTCTGAAGCTAATTCATCAGGATCAAAACTTGTTTTTGCAATAGCCCATGGCGAACCAAAACGCTCTAAGAATCTAAACCAAAATTTAAGACCTGCATTTTTCATTTTTACTGGAAAATAAAGCTTTTTTAGTAGCCCATCGCCATAAATTTTCCTAAAATTTGCTCTATTTAGTCCATAAATAACTTTAAATGGCGGTATATCTTCTTCGCTACCATTTGCAAAAAATATAAGCTCACTGCTCGAATTAAACTTAAACTGCCTAAAATCACGCTGCACCAACCTTGGATAGATGAAGCCACCTTTGTCTTTATAGTTTACTTCAAATACATTTAGTCCATAAAGATAAGTCTCTAAAATTTGACTTACTATGTCAGGATTAAAAATTTTTTTAAACTCATCCCTAACTTCTTCATTGTCGCAAACTATTTGTATTTCTTTTTTCTCTGTTGCTGCTTTTCGGCTAACATCGCACTGCGTAACAGTTAAATCGTTTAGTATCATATCCATATCATCATTGCTTATGCTTTGTACTCCAGCATTTATAAGCAAGTCGATAAGCGTGCTATTTTGTGAAATTATTGCACCCTTTTTACGTTGTGGCTGTGATTGCATCTTGTTTTCAAATCTATCTAATATCATCTACTTCGCCTTTTTACTTTCTTTTTTAGTTTTGTAAGTTCATAAGCTCCAGCAAGACTATCAGGAGCATCATCATGTTTGGCTTCTGGATACTCGGTTAGTTGCTCAATAAGCAAATTTTGACTCTCATGAAAGAGTATTTCGCCATCATCTATAGGCACTTCAAGTTCCTCTATTCTTTGTCCCTTATTTGCTGTATTGTTTACACCTTTTAATGGAAGTTTAATGCCTAGTTCAAAAGCTTTATCCCTTATCCATTGCCTAAAAAATTCTTGTCCACCATTCGTTTCTATTGCACAAATACGGCACTTGTAAAGCTGATTTAGGCGGATTATCTCTTTGATGGCCTTTTTTGTTTTTATGACCTCTACTATGCTTTCTGCTACGTAGATCTTAGCTTCAGCTTTACTTACGCCTAGTACAGTTATGGCCGTATAATCACTCTTTTTCTTTTCCCCTGCAGGATCTATATACATAACGAAGTAATCACATCTTGGAAGCTCTTTATAAAAATACATAGTCTCTTTTGTAAAAATTTGCGTTTCACTTCTTGGATCGTTTTGCTGCTCTTTATTAAAACTCTTGAGGTTCTCAGCTCTTTTTTGCATAAGCTTTAGAATAGGCAAAGCATCATTCCAGAGCACACTAGAACCTTCGTCCATCAAAGCTTTATTTTTGATATAAAATTTATCACTTGCGTCGCGGCTAACATTGCGATATAACTCGCTCCACTTATCCCATAGATCCATTCTACGTGGGAAATTTATAATACTTTGATATTTTTTGGAGTTCCAAAATTTAAGCTTTAGTTTGCGCGCCAGAACGCTATCAGCATGAAGTATGGTACCTATATAAAGCACGTCTAAGCTTCCATCTACACTTCCAAGATTTAATACCGCTTCATCAAGCCATGCTTCAAGCTTGTCGCGTTGCTCTTTGCTGCGTACATTTGTATCGTTTTCCAGGTCATCTAGAATTACAAGATCTGGGCGATAAACGCCGAATTTTACGCCGCGTAGTCTTTTACCCGAGCCAAAAGCCTTAAGCTTGACTCCGTTTTTGGATACGAACTCGCCTATCTTCCAATTTTTGCTTGCGCCGCAAACGTGCGGGAAGTCCATTTTTAAATTTGCGTTGTCCTCAAGCTCGGCTTTGATGGCTTCAAGACACCCCTCAACGAGCTCCACGGCATCTGAAATTTCGACTATGAATCGCTTCTTGCCAAAACAAATACACCAAAGCGGAAGAAGCTGTGAGCAGTAAGTTGTTTTTGCATGGCCACGTGGTGCAGCACGGACGTATTTGTCTCCGCTGCTATCTTGTGTCATAGTTTCAAATACATGTGCCAAATCTTCATGAAGAGCACAAGAGCTATTGATGCTAAAATAGTGTGGAAAATAAGTCCTTGCAAAGAACAAAAAATCATGCTCGGCACGCTTTATTCTTGTCGATCTATCTTTTGGAGGTAGAGGAGTATTTAAATGTATCTGCTCTTTTAGTTCATTACTTAGATTGTCTAGCCAGCCGTAAAAGTCCTTACGCGTTAGTTTGCTAAGCTCAGGCTCTACGGCGCCAGCTTGCTTGTGTGTTTCCCTACTATCTTCCAAAAAACTATTTAGTTCATCTCTTGAAAAAAGCATACACTATCCTAAGCATCTAGCTCTTCGATGGCTTTAATAAATTTTTCACTCTCAATGAGTTCAACTAGTTTTTTAATACACTCTTTGTTTTCATCGTCTTTAAATTTATCCACTACAAGCATTATTACTTTTTTGGCAATACTAAGACGATAAGCAGCTGGATTTTCGTAGCTTGCAACCTTGCTCATCTTCACAAAGCTATCGCCTATCTTTGAAAGTGCATCAGCCTTTTTACTAGCACTAAGCTCGCTTTCTCTGATATCTTTTACGGCAAGCCGCATCTCTTCTATAAAATTTTGATAGATATTTTGTTTATCTTCGCCATTTTTATTTAGGTATCCAGCGGTTTTTTGCTCATCCCACTTGCCATCGCTAGTTTTATAATTTTTAATAGTTTTAGTTGATTTGTTTAAAATTTCAGCAATTTTTTCAACACTAAAACCTTTTAAATAAAGCTCACGTGCAAGTTGTTTAATATCAGCTTTTTCACCCATTTAAATCCTTTAAATCCATTTTATTTTCACTATGTCTAAAGGCTCGTGTTCCAAGCCTCGGCTTATTTTCTTCATCTTCTATTTGTGTTGGTATTTTTCTGCTGGCCATTTTTAAAAGTATGCTTGTCAGTTTTTCTTCTTGATCGCTTAGGCTGTCTTTTGGAAAGTTATTGCGACGCTTTAGCTCCAAAATAACAAGCTTGGCACAAATGTCTTTTAAAAGCGGAGTTGGATTTTTGGGTATCTTGATGTATGAGCCTATAAAGGCGAGGCGGTCAGCCAATACATCGTCTATAATGTTTTGATTTATCTCGCCAGTACCATCAAAGTCACTTAGCTCTCGTAGCTCTTTTTGGGAAACCTCTTTTAATAAATCATCATTTGTTATCACTTCATACCCTTAAAATATATTTTTAACACTTTTAAAAGCCTTTTAAAGCTTTAAAAATATATTTTTAATATCTTTGTAGCCCCTAAGTCAAAAATGGCTTTAAAGGGGCTTATTTTATTTTATGCAAAAGCTAGCTCAACAATAGCATCAAGCCTATTGCAAATTGGTATGGTTCTGCTCTCGCTTACTATACTCCAGCCTTTACCTTTATCAAGCACTTCAGGGGCTGGGGCAAAGAATTTGGTAGGTGCTTTGCCTACTGCAGATGTATGATTCGCTCTTCCGTAAACAATTTCAAACATCTCACTAGCTAGTGGCACTACGATTCCTTGCTTGCCAGTCATGTATGAAGTAGCTTTACCTTTTTGGTTGATATAGCTTGCATCATATGGCATAAATGTTTTTCCAAAAATTTCAAGCGTCAAGACATCATTTTTATTAAACACTTTTGCTGCACCAGATTTTATATGGCCCTGGTCTGTAACTAGTTTTAATAGTTCATTGTAGAGATCACGAGTAAGCAAGGCAATGTATGGTTTTGCACGACCTAGCTTTTCTGCTTGTGCCTTTTCGATGTCACTTAGTAGTGTTAGCACATCGGTAGAGTTTGTAACATTTATTTTTGTTCTGTTTGCTGCACTTAGTGAAAATAAAACATTACCTTTTCCATCCATGACTTTGCCAAATATTGCACCAACTGCCATATACTCTAGCGTATTTATTATGTTACTTTTTTGATCAGCTAGTTTATTGCCAATGACTGCCGAGAGCGATTTTGCCTGCTCTTTTTGTGTGTTTAATGTTTTTAGCAAATTCATTTCACTAGCTGAAATAACATCCACTTGTGGGAAACGAGGAAGTGGGACTGATATGATAGTCTCGTCACCATCTTTGGTAACTAGATGCTCACCGTTTTCGCTAACACTTTCAAGTATTACACCAGAACTCTTTTTTAGAATTATGTTATGTGAATTTGAGAGTGTAGGTGTCCAAGTTTTAAAGAACGTATCGGTAACAAAGCTTTGATCCACCTTTTTTTGCTCGATAATTTCAGTCATTGCATCGACTGTAAAAAGTTTTAACAACTCATCCATATTTTTAATCCCTTACTATAATTTTTTGTTTTAGAAGTGCTGTTCTAACAGCCTCACTAACTTCTATATTTACCTCTCCGCACACCAAAACATCAGCCGAGGAATCTTGCCCAATGTTGTCGCAAAGGACACCTAAGATTTTATCCCCAGTGCCATCCCAGCTCTTATCAACTGGCGAAAAGCTAGCACCGCCATCAGTGGTTGCAAGTAAGGTGCCACATTCAAGTTTTTGGCTAGTTGCAATCTTTGCGTTTAATGCAATAACAGAATTTACCACCACATCACTATATGTTCTTGGTTTTGTTTGTTCGTTTGTCATTTCTTCTCCTTATTTTTGTAATGCTAGTTTAATAACATCTAATTCGTCAGTATTGTTTGCTTTGCCTGCAAAAATGTCATTTGGTATCTTTGCTGTTTCATTGCTCTTAACGGTTTGCAAAAACTCCCTAAAGCCAGATAAGTCATTTTTTGCATAGCTTAATGCCCATTTTTCCTGATCTTGGGAGAGTTTATTTTCAAATATTGCATGTTTTACTTCGCTTTGGCAAAGTTGATCTTTTAATGCCTTTATTTCGTTTTTACTCTCTTCAAGAGTTGCCTTTAAAGCCAAATTCTCATTTTCGAGCTCTTTTAGCTTATCCATATTTTCTCCTTTATGATTTGTTGTTTCTTCTTTTTGGGATGGACTTAGTGCTTTATTCGCTCTTACTTCGTCAAGTTCATCTAAAAATGGAGTATTTGTTAAAGCTACACTCTCAAGCTCACATCCTATCCATGCTCCACTTTTTTTATCTACTGCTGCAAAATTGAATACAGGACTTAAATAGCGATATTCACCATTTTTTATATACTCTTTTGCGCGATCAGTCCAAGAAACCATGCCATAAAGCTTATTGTCTTTTATGTGCATAGACTTTATCCATCCTGCTGCAGGTGCTTCATTCCCATATAGACTTTGGTGCTCGTAGTCAATTACAGTATCAACCTTTCTGGCATCAAAATTGATTTTGATCTTTTCTAGATCGCCGCTATCTATGCGAAAAGCTCCTGCCCTATGCCCTTGCCACTCTCCACAAACAACTAATAAAATTTCAACTTGATCTTCACCACTATCCTTTTTAAGGGCAATGAGATCAGCACTAAAACGCATTTTCCCCTCCTATCTTTTGTTTTTACAACTTTACAACTATCATCTTTTAGCTCTCCAACCAGCTATCTTTTTGTAAAAAATCAGTCGATATTTGACGTGACAAAACATACATGTAGCCATAGTCAGTTATGCTATTGTGTAACACTTTTAGATTATTCAACCTAATACTAAATTCATTATCTAAAAAGGATTTATTTAGCTTTTCATCTATTCTTTCAGCTAGATTGATAGCTTTATATCTATTTTCTTGCCTATAAATTTGCTGTTTGCTAGAAGTAGTACATAGGATATGTATATTAAAATTTACATTTTTTCTAACCATGTCTTCGTATTTTTCATCAACAAATTCAACAAATACAAACTCATCAGAACCTTTTATAAGAAGTTCCATCTCATTTTTATCTTCAAATTCACCTAAATATATAGATGTGTTTTTACAAACTTCTTTTATGGCACTAATAAGCTCTTTTTCGAACTCCACTATCATGTTTTCTCCTTTCTGGCCGCATTATGAATAAAAAGGCCATCAAAAATCTATCAACATTTTTTATAAATTTTTGTAACAAAAATTTTTGATAGATTTTGGCAGTTAGCTTGCGTAACATTGCCAAAAAAATAGGAGTATACATGAGCTTAAAAGAAAACATAAAAGAGAACG